CATTCATTTTGACCCCTTACCAACTTTATAATAGACTGTCAACAATTGATCAATACCACATAAGGAAGCAACAGGTATGGGTGACGGTGGCGCAAGAGATGCAGCACGAGCAGCCTCACGAGAGGCGCAGCGAACACAACAACTACTGCAGCAACAAGCTGAAGAACAAAAAGCTAGAGCTGCTAAAGATGCAGAACGAGCGCAGCGAATCATGATGCGTTCCTTGCGTGGTGGTGGTACTGGATTCTTCACCAGCCCGCTAAACAATCCATCGCTTAACGATGCTAGTGGAGTCCTGGGCTAATGGTTGATGCAAACAAGATGCTCAACCGTAAAGGCATGGGCAAAGTATTCAAAGAGATTGATGAAGCAAACAAGCCAAAGCTAAACATTGATAGCTTATGCTCACGCAGGTCCAAAGCTAAAAGCAATCTCGATATGTGGCGCTCTCTCCTTGAGACTGCCTATCATTACACGCTGCCAGACTTCAACCCCTTTGAGAACTATGGCAAGGGTGGTCTTGAAACTCCTGGCCAGCAATATGATTCAGACATCTACGACAACACTCTGCCAATCGCACACAAGCGCCTGGCTGACAAGATGCTCATGAACATGGTTCCACAGGGTACACAATGGGTTCAGTTCAAACCAGGTGATGAGTTCGGTGATCCAGACTCAGCGCTCTATGAAAAAGCCCTAGTTGAAACCCAGAAGATGACAGATCAGTTCTTCAAGATTCTGGATCGTTCCAACTTTTATCTCGCAGTGCGTGAAGGTCTTGATCATGCCCTGATCTCAACTGGTGTGATCGCTGCTTGTGAAGGTACGAAGTCAGACCCTGTTTACTTTGAAGCTGTTCCTGATAGCCAGGTTTACCTTGAAGGAAATGCCAGAGGTGGAATCGAAGCATTGTTCCGTGACTGGGAAAAGGTTCGAGTAGATTTCATTAAGACGTTATGGCCTGATGCAAAGCTCGATGCTATCTCGAACAAGAAAGATGATGACACGGTTGCTCTGTGGGAAATGGCATACATAGACCGCAGCGCTACAGACAAAAACAAATACCGATACGTTGTGATGACAGATGCCAAAGAAGTCATACTGGATCAATCACAAGCTTCATGGCCGTGGATCATATTCAGAATGGGCAAGCTAGCTGGTGAAGCCAGAGGCCGTGGCCCTTCACTGCATGGGTAACAGCAGCCACCATCAACAAAGCAATCGAAGATGAACTGATCGCTGCAGCTTTCACAGCTAACCCAATGTGGATGGCAGCCAGTGATTCAGCATTTAACCCTGACACCTTTGAGCCACATCCAGGCAATGTGATTCCAGTACAGATGGTTATGGGCCAGTGGCCAATCCAGCCGCTTGTTGCTGGTGGTAACATCCAGTTCAACGCTCTCCTGGTGAATGATTTCAGACAACAGATCAACGATATGCTTTATGCCTTCCCTCTGGGGGGTGTGAACGCTCCTGATCGTACAGCGACAGAAGCCCAGATCAGATTCACAGAGAACCTTGAAAGCTTCTCAGCAATGGTTCCAAGGCTTCAGAATGAGTTCTTTATTCCAATGATCAAACGGATTCTCTGGGTGATCAACAAGGTTGTTCCTGAAACCTTTGGCGATATTGACCCAGCGATCAAAGACAAAATGCTTTCAGTTGATGGTCAGATACTATCACTCTCATTTGAGACACCATTGATGACAGCCAAAGGCCAGATCAAAACACAGAACCTTCTTAACTTCTATCAGTCTGTGGCTTCTGTACTTGGTCAAGAGGCAGCTTCTGCTGCACTCAATCCACCAAACGTGATCACATCCTTGGCTGAGAATCAGAACGTAGAGATGTCGAACGTCAGAAACAAAGAAGAATTAGAAGCAATTACACAAGCTGCGGGCCAAGTGGCAACTCAAATGGCCCAAGATCAAGGATTAGCACCTGATGCACCAGTTGAATAAAAGATCACCACAACGTAGGACAGACCCTTGGCAGGAAAAGTTTGAAGCTTTATGCCATGAAGTATTCCATAAGAACCCATACGGCAAAGAGCTGCTTGAACATCTTGAAAGAAGATTTTTCAGAAGCCCAGTTGCCGTACCAGGTCAACATGAATCGTGGGCATATTTCAATGAAGGTAGGAATGAACTTATTCGATCTTTCACGAATGCCATTCAGCTACACATCAATAAATCCCGATCTAAAGATAAAGGAAATCAAGTAAATGTCTGAAGAAAATACAGCAGTAGAAACAACTGAAGCACCTGAGACTAACACATCTACCGAAGCATCAACTGAATCAACAGCCTCTGCTGAGTCCAGTGCTGCACCTTCTGCTGAAGGCAATACTGAAGCTGCCTCTGCAGATCAAAACGCTGAGAAACCAGAAGGCGAAGCAACTGATCCATCCAAGCCTGACTGGTTCATGAGTGACAAATACAAATCAGTTGAAGATCAAGCCAAGGCTTACAAAGACTTGAGCAGCAAGATCGGCAAGAACTGGGGGCCACCGAAAGAAGAATACAAGATTGATGGGCTGGAAGGCGTAGCCAAAGATGATCCGTTGCTAGCTAATCTTGCACCAGCATTGAAAGAGATAGGCTTATCTCAGGATGGATTCAACAACCTGGTGAAGTCATTCCAGCAAGCCAACGTAGCAATGGCCAAGAAGTTTGAAGAAGAACTAAAGAAAGAGCTAACCCAGAATGATGCTCACACCTACAATTCAATTAACAGTTGGATGCAGGAAGCGCTCAAGCCTGAAGAAGTTGAGCAGATAAAAAACAATTGGTTGATGACCCCTCAAGACTTCAAACTGTTTAATGCTTTGCGTTTGATGATAGGCCCAAGCACTAACGTGCCAAGTCATGCTGATAACCCTGGACCACGCTTTGAATCTGCACAGCAGGTTGAGAACGAGAAGATCAAGTATCGCAAAGAAGTCAAAGAAGGATTCAGGGTTAAAGATAAAAACTTTGAAGATCAACTGGCTGCACGTTATCGTGACGCAGTTGCAAGAGAAGAAAGAAGCAGAAGATAACAGCCACTTGCTTAGAATAAACCCAGCATTTATAATGTGGGTAATTATTACAGCCTGAGTAATACTGGATACCCCGCCTTCGGGCGGGCCTGGTCACTGACTTGGACACCTGATGATAATAAAAAAACCACTTTTTATTAACCATTAGGAGTCACATCCATGTCATTACAACTAAGTAATATTGAAATTCAACAGTTCTTGAGCGATGCTCATGCTGAGTTTGCATCCGAAGGTTTCCTTTTAGAAAATGCTGTACGTACCAAGACTGGCACGAAGGGTTCTATTGTTCACTTCCCTGTCTTCGGTCAAGGTATGGCTAACCAGAAAGCCCC